AAGACTCTGAGTGATTCGATTGCAGATCAGGATCTGGAGGAGTTGGGGAATGTGGTCAATACAACACCAGCCGAGGATCAGGTCCTTCAATTCAACGGTCAAAACTGGTCAGCATCCACACTCTCAATTTCAGATATCTCAGGACTTCAGACTGCTCTCGACGATAAGGCGGACGATTCAGATCTCACAGGCATCACGACGAATCCAGCAGATGGGTCGATCACCTACGCAAAACTCAACACTGCCCTCCAGGTGCAGGTTGATCGAATTCTTCTGACGGATGACGATGCCAGTCCTACCGATAATCAGATCCTCAAATACTCTGCAACTGATGCAGAATGGCAGTATGCAGATCTCCCAGGTTCAACGGTTCAAACACTCTCAGACGTAAACACCGCATCACTCGCAGACGATGCCTTACTCGTCTACAACTCAACAGCAGGAGAGTTTCAGTTTGAGTCAGGTGCAACACTGAGGACCACGTTAGGGGTCGATGCCAGTGGGACAGATAACTCGACTCCGGTGACTCTATCAGGATCTTTGGATTACCTGACCTTATCCGGTCAAGCGATCACGCTGCAGCAAGTCAATCTGACTACAGACGTAACCGACACCCTCCCAGTTGCCTCTGGTGGGACAGGCAGTGCGACTGCCAGTGATGCCAGGACTGCTCTTGGGTTGCAGATCAATGTGAACACGCAGGCTTTTGATGCAGGACTGCAGTCAATCAGTGGCCTGACCACTGCCGCCAACAAGATGATCTACACGACGGCTAGCGACACCTACGCCGTCACGGACCTCACCGCTTTTGCCAGGACCATCTTAGATGATGCGGATGCGGCTGCGGTTCAGGCCACGTTATCCCTAGTGCCAGGCACCGACATTCAAGCCTACGATGCCGACACCGCGAAGTACGATGACACTACTGCCAACTTCACTGGCACGCTTCAGAACGGTGGTAGCAACGTCGTGGTCAATTCTGATATTGGCTCTACCGTGGAAGCCTACAGCGCTACCAATGCCGACTATGGAGACACTACTGCCAACTTCACTGGCACGCTTCAGAACGGTGGTAGCAACGTGGTGGTAGACAGCGACATCAACAGCACGGTGCAAGCCTACGATGCTGGGCTGGGTGAGATCGCAGCTCTTGCCGTTACGGATGGCAACTTCATTGTCGGCAATGGCACTACTTGGGTAGCCGAATCTGGTGCTACGGCTAGAGAGTCTCTTGGATTAACGATTGGAACAGATGTCCAGGCTTACGATGCAGATACTGCTAAATATGACGATACGACTGCAAACTTCACGGGGGCATTACAAAACGGTGGTTCCAACGTAGTTGTCGATTCGGATATCGGGTCTTCGGTTCAAGGGTATGACGCTGATACGGCTAAGTACGATGACACCACAGCAAACTTTACGGGAACTCTCCAGAATGGGGGGTCTAATGTAGTGGTCGATTCAGACATCGGATCTTCGGTTCAAGCCTATGATGCGGATTTATCTACAATCGCAGGACTGTCGAGTGCGGATGGAAACTTCATTGTTGGATCTGCAACCGGATGGGTTGTTGAATCAGGAGCAACCGTAAGAACTTCTCTCGGATTAGCTATCGGAACGGATGTACAAGCCTATGATGCCAATACTGCCAAGTTAGACGCAACCACGAGTAACTTCACAGGCACTCTCCAAAATGGCGGATCAAACGTTCTTGTTGACTCAGATATTGGAAGCACAGTTCAAGCGGCAGGTTCGTACCTAACTTCTGTTGATTTAACATCAAATGTTGGTTCCACAGTTCTTCCGGTAGCCAATGGTGGCACTGGAGTCACGGGTTTATCGTCTTTAGATGCTGCTGATCTCGGATCAAATAACGGGGTTACTGATGCTACGGGCGGATATGTTCTGACTGCAGATGGGACAGGTGGAACTGCTTGGGAAGCAGCAACAGGTGGGATCTCGGATGTAGTCAGTGACACGACACCGCAACTCGGTGGCAACCTGGATGTCAATGGGAACAGCATTGTCAGTGCTTCTGCAGGGAACATCATCATCACTCCCGATACCACAGGGAAAATCATTTTAGACGGGCTTTCTTGGCCTACGGCAGACGGTAGCGCAGATCAAGTATTGAAGACCGATGGGAGCGGCAATCTGAGCTTCGTGGATCAGTCCGGTGGTGGTGGCTCTGGAAGTGCGTACATCGAACACTCTTCAACCGTATCGGACTCGCTAGCGATTAGTAGTGGTACTAATAGAATGTATGTTGGCAACACAAGTTTTAGTGGTAGTGGAACTATGGCAGGTTATTTAGTAATCAGTCACGGTTATGCAAATTTTACTGGGACCGTCAATATCGACACAACAGGCACTCTTAACGTAGTGAGTTAATTATGGCAAACAGAATAGTGATTTTCCCAAACGATGACGGTGGCATTTCTGTTCTTCATCCAGCACCAAACACTGGGCTTACTGTAGAACAAATCGCAGTCAAGGACGTACCCAGTGGGAAACCGTTTAAATACATTACTACGGATGATTTACCAACAGATGACGATGGGAATTACGACAGGTCTTTCAGAGCAGCCTGGGAAGCAGATTTCAGTCAACCTGATGGCTATGGGGAATAATGATTACCGTAAACTTTAACAAAGCCAAAACGGTTACAGCAGATCGTCTGCGACAGGAACGACTACCGAAACTGCAGGACTTGGATGTGCAGTATCAGAGGGCATTGGAAACAGGTGCTAATACGGCTGAGATCGTAGCACAGAAACAGGTACTTCGAGACTTGCCAGCACAGGTGGAAACCTGCACGACACTCACTGAACTAAAAAATCTAAAGGCATAAGATGGCAGGTGACATTCAGTTAAATTCAACCAGTTTTGCCAGTGAGTCTAATGGTACGATCACTGTAAATAATGCAACCCTAGCCAGTGCTGTTGATCTGTCAAATCACTACGCTAGCACACCAGAAGTTCAAGGAACGCATACCACATTCAGCGGATCTCATTCTGATACTGCAACAACAATCAATCTGGCATCTGTCTCCGGAATTTCCGCAGGAGATTATGTAGTCGGTGAGGGCATTACACCAGGCACAACGGTTTCGTCTGTCGGTGCTAGCTCAGTGGTCATCTCAGCAGGATTAGATACGGATAGTGTTGGCATTGCTGGAGGGGAACCGATTAGTTTCTACAAGTCAAACAAAGTGCTGAGTCCTGGACTTGTTGCTGGTGGATTGTGCCGTGCTTGGGTCCATTTCAATGGAACAGGGACGGTTGCAATACAGGCAAGTCACAATGTTTCGAGTATTACCGATAGAGGTCAGGGTAAATACACTTTGCACCTTGCAACTGCAATGCCGGATGCAAATTATTCTGGAGTAGTGTCAGCAATATTTCCGGGAGCCTCCTCTACTAATAGATCTGCAGGTCTTAGCCCAGTTGATAGCTCTTCAGCTTATTGTAACACGTGGCAAGATACATCATCCAGTTTAGTTGATGTTGATGTGATTTGTGCTGCCATCTTCCGCTAACCAACCTAGAACTGATTAAAAAAAGGCCGAGCAATGCCAGCAGAAGCAACAGGAATAGTACAGATTATCAACGAGGTCGGTGTAGTGACTGCTGCTTTAGCTTTTTCTGCTTGGCTAGTGGTGTACCTCCTCAAAGGGTTTGAACGAGAACGGACCCAGTGGTTGACGAAAGATGACCTCGCAGACCAAGAATTGAGACTCTTGATGAAGGAGTCAAACCAGGCTCTTACTGGAGTTCTAAAGGAAACAAACTCAACGCTACTGGAAATGAAGATCGCAATCACGAAACTGGAAGAGTCCATTAATAAAGGGCAAAGGTGAAACTCCTGCTCCCTCTGTTGTTCCTTAGTACGACAGCAGTTGCTACAGAATTGGATTACAAAACTCACTATTTATTCATCTGGACAGGCAACTGTACGAGCAGGATGATCCCGAATTATGAGAGACAGGGAATGCCATTTAACTTTGCGTTTTCATTAGCATCACAGGGATGTTCCTGTGTGATCGATAGGTTCAGAGAGCAATACACACACACTGAGTTGCTAAGTCTCAGTGACGAGGAACGAGAAGAACGATCTCTATATTTTGCCCAAGTCTGCGGTGGCGTTACCAAGGAGATGTGATGTCGGTAAGTTCGTCAAAAAATTTTAGTCGTGAGGAACTGAAATGCTCATTCTCTGGAGAGTGCGAGATCGAGGAAGATGCGCTTAACAGACTGCAGGCACTGCGGGATGAGTGGGGGAAGCCCATCCGGTTGTCCTCTGCATTTAGAAGTTCTTCCCATCCACGTGAGAGATTAAAACCAAACGGGCCAGGATACCATCACGGGAAAAACGGAAATGGTGGGCAGGCATTCGATGTATTGATTGCTGGGGAGGATGTCGTCCCCTTCATTACACTGGCAATCAAGCATGGATTCAAGGGGATTGGGGTCTGTCAGTCTCCTAAAACCGAATGGAATCAGAGGTTCATCCATATTGATACAAGAGACAAATACGCTTGCTGGAGTTACTGATGAATGAAGACATATTACTGGATTTCATCAAGAATAAAGTAACCGAAACTGTGACGGAAGAAGTCACCACTGTCGTCACCGATGAGTTGGTTGCCACAACCGAAATGAGTGTAGAAGATCAAGCCTGGGGGGTGGTGGACATTATGCTGGACACTGGGGCTGCCGAAGGAATTGCAGGGGCACTGGGAGCTCCGCTAGCAATCATTATTGGGATCAAAGTATTCCGGCAGTGGCGTAGAAAAATGAAAGAAGCTGAGAAGCAAAATGGCTAAACAACTCCAAGAGGTGCAGCTTCCTCCAGGGTTTACGGATGGCACTGCACGATCTGTCAAGCAACGATGGTGGAAGGGCAATTTGGTTCGGTTCCGTGATGGGCGGCTCCGACCTGTTGGAGGTTGGCAAGCACTCCCCCTGTCACGGCATTCCGAGACTCTGGACTCTCAGGTCCGAGGTCATCATCAGTGGCGTAATAATGTGGGAGTTGGTCTGCTGACATTAGGAACAGCAGGATCAGGCAGTCCAAACTATGGGAAACTTTTTGCGGCAACCATTGGAACACCTAGCACATTTACTGATGCCACGGCAGACACAACCTTGGACAGTGATCAGATTACTGTGGATGATGACACACTTTACGAGGTGGGGGATCTGATCAGTGGAACCGGAATCCCTGACAATTCTCTAATCACGGCAGTCAGTTCCAATACGATCACGATTTCCAATGACTGTACAGCAACCGGAACCAATATCACGGTGACGGTGACTCCAACGGAGGCACGGCAACGATTCTATGACATTACTCCATCAGGATACCAGGCCGCAGGAGATGCTGAGTTCCGTGCAGGATATGGTTCGTTTTTCTATGGTCAATCAGAGTACGGGTCTATCTACAGTGGACCTGGCACAGCCACATATACCCGCAAAGCTCATTGGTCCCTAGACAATTTTGGCGAGAACCTGATCGGGACCCATGCTTCAGATAAAGGTTTGTTTTACTGGGAAGGGGATGTCGCCACCGATGCAGAGGACATCACCACAGTAAACGGATATACGGAGAACGCGCCAACTGCTGTTGCAGTGGTCGTGACTCAAGAGAGGCACGTCTTGGCCCTAAGTGCAGATGGGGATGCTCGGAATATCCGGTGGTCCTCACAGGAAACTGTAGATGTTTGGACTCCGAGTGCGACCAACAGTGCAGGAGATTTGCCCCTGCAAACTCAAGGATTTATTGTCACAGGCAAACGGGTGCAAGGGGGTGTACTCATCTGGACCGATGTCGATACTCATCTCCTCACCTATCAGGGACCCCCATTGGTCTTTGGGGTTCAACGGTTATCTGATAACTCAGGGGTCCTTTCTCCGTATGCGATTCACAGCTCATCAGAAATCACAACGTGGCTGAATAAAGGTGGTTTCTGGATATACGATGGGTATGTGAGGACGTTGCCCTGTCCCATTCAGGATCGAGTGCTGCGAACCATTGACTGGACACAGGAGGGTTTGATTTACGCTGGAGGAAATTCTCAATTTGGAGAGGTTTGGTGGTGGGCTTCCAGCACTGTGGGGACTCCAGGGCAGTGCAATTATTATGTGGTGTATAATTATCGTGATGATGTCTGGTATGACTCCTATAGCGACAGTGGGATCACTAGAAACTGCTGGATTGATAAGGGAGTCGTGAATGCTCCTCTGGGGATTGATCCGAGCAATAACACGATCTACATGCACGAAAGCACCAGTCCCACACAAACAGATTTATCTGTTGCAGAGTCTGGTGCAATCGACCTGATGGGTGGGAATCGGTTCACCCGAATCTCCAAAATTTTCTCTGACTCGGATCAACAGACGGCAGGAGACATTGACTTTGCCTTCTTCACCTCGGTTTCTGCGGATGCAGACGAAACAGAATCAAGCAGTTTCCCCTTAGAAGATGACGGAGAAATTGATCTACGACTGCAGGGTCGTCAGATTCGTTACAAGGTAAGTGGGGAATTAGCCAAGGATTGGACTGTCGGAAATACAAGATTTGAAACACACATTGGGGGAAGACGATGATTTTACCCAACCCTCCAGGTGCATACCTTCAATCATATTTTGCTCCAGTTCTGCAGCAGATTGCTCGACTGCTGACGACCTCGTACCAAAAAGGGTCTGATGTTGAATTAAACGCAGATCAACGACTAATTATTGTAAGCCCTAATGGGACCCGTTACCAGATTGAGACGGATAACTCAGGGAATCTCTCCACTTCAGTAGTGAGTTAATTATGATCCGACAAGATGGAAACGGAAATCAAAACAATGGTCGATCAACTCAACGCAATAGCAGTAGAATCCCAATTGTCAGTGATGTATTAGATCTGTTGGGAGGTGGTGGGCAACCGGAGATGCAAACGACAACACAACAGAACCTACCAAGCTGGGCAATCCCGTTTGCTCAACAAGGACTGAATCTGGCGAATTATTACACCATGAATCCGAACTATCGGCCCAGCACACTGGATCGGGATTACTCTGGGATTCGTGGCTACAATGCCCAAGGTCAACCCAATTCTCAGGTTGGCAGTTTTGGACTCAACCCTTTATCTATCCAACCGTCTCCTACTTCTGTAACTCCTGCACCCCCAAAACCTCCGCAGAGGAATCCCTACACAGGAAAACTGAATTCTCAGAAAATGAGCCAGTTCCATCATGGAGATCCTGACGGAGATGGCACGTTTGACACACCACTGACGTTTCGACCAGGTCAGGGGTTTGTTCTGCCAGATGGAAGTCCCTACAATAGTACAGTCGTAGGATCGGGTGATCAAATTACTCAATACTACGGTGATCCAGATGGAGATGGGACGTTTGACATGCCCATCGATCGTGGACCTGATGGTTTTTATCAGTCCATGCCAGTTTCCTTGCCAGATAATCTGCAGGAAACGACACAAGGGAGGAGTGCGAGTCGTGCAGATGCTGGAGGTGGAACTGCAATCGCCAACGATTCAGCATTTCAAGGTGGTGCAGACACTTTCAACATCAACCCTGGTGCGGGGCAGGTCAATGCAGGCGATAATGCAAACACCCCAGGTGCTTGGTCTGCCGAAGACGTACGGAAAGCTCAAGCAGGACAGGGAAAACTGACAGTTGCCGATGGTTTCGTCCCTTTTGAAAACACAACAACCTCATCAGGAACTTCTTTCGACCCCTCCCAGATGACCCCGTTCCAAGCCTATGATCGTCAACGCTTTGCCGCACCGTCTGACCGAACCTTGCAGGGGGAGAACCTGCTGGCTGGACGGATCAGACAGGGCAATCCCTATGACCCTGCAATTCGGGTTGCAGATCGGTTATCGAATTATCAGTCAGGCTACAACCCTGCAGAACTAAATCTGACCGGACCCCAAGCAAATTCTTATAATAATGTTCTCAGTGGTTTGGGGAATGTGAATGCTGATTTAAGTTCTGCTGAATATGGCAATGCCAATCAAGGACTGCTGGGTGCTAACGATTATACGTCAGGTCGCAGTTTTCAGGATCGGGTTCAGGACTTCCTAAACCCGTTTACAGACCAAGTAGTTTCTAGCAGTCTCAAAGACATTGACCGTGCCCGTCAGATGGCAGACCTCAGTACGATGGGAGGAGCAGCAAAGTCTGGAGCATTCGGGGGATCAAGGGAAGCCTTGATGCGTGCAGAAAATACAAGAAATGCACTGGACCAAGCAGCAAAGACCTCTGGAGAACTGCGGTCTGCAGGGTTCAACACTGCCGCAAATCTCGCACAGCAGGAAGAACTGCAACGATTAGGGTTGACTGCATCTGACCGTCAAAACCTCAGAGGATATCAATCTGCAGGCAATCTCCAAGGCCAATCTCTAACTGCAGCAGACCTCCAAAATGTAAGAGGGTTGCAGTCACAAGGGGCCTTGGCAGCGCAAGGACTGGACGCACAGGGTGCCTTGACTGCACAGGGGTTAGGGGCACAAAGTGATCGAGATGTGATGAGTCTGCAACAAGATTTACAACGGCAAGGGAATCAGTTGGCAGTGGAACAGGCCAGACTAGCCGAGCAGTTCAGACAAGGAGCAGGGGCACTTAATCTTCAGGGGGCAGGAGCATTGGGGAACCTGACTCAGATGGGTGTAAATGATCGTCGTCAACGGATTGCAGACCTGCTTGCATCAGGTGGGGCAGGTGATGCTCGGAATCAACAGGATCTCGACTTCATCTTCTCTGAATTCAATAGAGAGTTGGATTATCCAGGTAGACAGATTGATCTCAGGAATGCTGCGATCAGTCCAGCCACAGGTTCGATAGTCACGACGACACAACCGAGGTATTCCTCTGGAGGATTGCCCCAAGCAGCAGGTGCAGGATTGGCAACCTATGGGGCATTGGCGGGCATCCCTGCAGCGGCACCCTACGCACTCCCTGCAGCACTGGCAATGGGTCTACTTAATTACTAGGAGAGTTTGATGGCATTACAATATATGGGGTATCCTAACCCACAGGGATGGAAAGACTACCTAGACGAAGAATTCTTTCAACTGAGTGCCCTGTCTGGCGCAAATCCATCCAATCCTGCCTCTGCATACTCTCCGAATGCTTTGGACTATCTGGATCAGTTGGACCAAGCAAGACTGCAGCAGGCCATGATGCCGAACTTGCCGAAGACCTTGGACTCTGATCCAGCATCGATGATTGAGAGACAGTTCCGGCAGTATCGGGACAAACGCCAGAGGGAGGCAATCCCAACGAACCGGAGTGCAGAGACACGGGGAGCACGACCACCTGCGAACTATGATCCGCTCAGTTCAGTACAGACCAGACCTCGACCTGTCCAACCAATCACACCTCCCAGCATGGGACCTCCTCCCAGCACTGGCAATGTTCGATTGCCTGCCAGAACACAGACCTCTGCAGTTCAAACTACCGGACTGCTGGACACCGAAGATGCTCCTGAATCTGACACCTCCTGGTACGACGATCCCACTCGGATGGGGTTGCTGCAGGCAGGACTTGGCTTGATGTCCGCACCTCGGTACAGCACCAACCCGAATGATGTGACGCTGGGATCTGCACTTGCCAGGGGTCTCGGTGGGTTCGTTCAGGGTTATGGTGGGACGAAGAAACGGTTGAGTGAGGCAGAACAGGATCGTCTGGATCAAGAATTCAAACGGTCTCAGATGGAACTGGACCGGATGTACAAGATGGCACTGACGGACGAGTCTGCTGCCCGCGCTGCAAGGGAAGAAGCCAACCTCACGAAACAATATGAAGCAGAGAAACAGGCAGAACAACGGAAGAGAGAGCAGATCCTAACGATTATGGAACTGCAGCAAGGAAATGCTACGACCTTGGCCCAATTGAACAACCTCAGTGCCGAGAAGGTCAACGAAATCTATGAAGGGGTGGTTGCACCCAGTCAGGAAACTCGACAACGTCAGGAACTGATCAACCAGATCCAGACAGGTGACAACCTGACTCCTGACCAGAAGAAAATCCTGGTGGAATATGCACAGAATGAGGAGAGCAAGTACAAGGATGTGATGGCTATGCGGGATGAATATGCTGCAAAGAACCGAGGACCGGAGCAGGTCAGTACCGCAGCATTTGAGAACTGGTTGGGCACACAGACCGAACTGACCGACATAGAGCGGAACTTGGTACTCTCAGAAGTCCAGAGGTCAGGAGACACCGACAGTGGTTTTGCTTCTGTGCAGAAGATTATGAACCTGAAGAAAGCCCAGAAGGGAGATCAACCCAAAGACTCAAGCACCATGTCAGGCACAATCATCCTCCAAGATCCGCAGTCTCTTGCCAACTACCGACCGGAAGACTATCCAGGGTATCAGGCCACAAAGAGCAGAGACCGTGTCCTGCTGAAACCAATGACAGCAGATCAACTGAAGGCCATGAATGACAAGGGCGCTGCAGCTCAAGCAATTGACGCTTATCTGCAGGAGTTGAGGAAGATCCCAGGCAACAGTCTTGAGTTGAAGTACAAGGCATTGGTCGAAGATCCTTCCTTGTCTGCACTCAGGTCCAAGTTCATCCATGCCATCATGAAACTCAAAGATGCTTATGGACTTGGGGTCCTTTCCGGTAATGATTACGACCTGCTGGAAAGTGCCTTGAACGATCCAACCAAAATTCTGACAATCCGCAACAAGGAAAACTTTATTGAGACTGTGCGTCAGACAGGAGAGCAGGCATACCGAAGCTATGCAGGAGATGCAACCTTGTTCAACTACGACCCTCTGGCGTACTACAGTCAATATATTGCCAACAGTTACCAACTGCCTAGTACATTGGCAAACCCAGTCAACCAGGAACAAGCCCGAAAGAATAAGGCACTCCAAGGTACTACCGAAGACCCTGATGCTTATCTTTTGGAGCCAAGGCCATGACCATCCCAGAAATCCTGAAATCAGTTTTAAAAGCCCGAAGCGAAGGAATTCCTGAAAGTCAGATTGACGAGTACCTGGGGCAAAAGGGATATACTCGCAAACGATTTGAGGAAGCAGTTCGATACTCCATCGACAAACAAACCAAAAAAGCAGGATACCAAAAGGCACTTGGTGACAAATGGAGTCCTCAGTTTGCAGGTGCCGTTGCAAGGGAACTGACCAATGGGATTTTGTACGAATGGGGAGACGAACTGGAAGCAGTTTTCCGTACCTTGGTCACAGATGAAACCTATGACGAAGCAAAAAATAAGATCAACGAGGAACGCCAGACATTCCAAGAGATGGACCCCACTGCAACGAGTTTAATCAACCTCGGTGGTTCTTTGATGGGCAGTGGTGCAGAAGGAAGATATTTGCTTACTGAAGGAATTCCCTTTGTATCTAAAGCAGGCGAAATCATAGGCCCCAAGGCACTTCAACCAGTCACAGGACAACCCATCCGCAATGTTGGACGAGCAGCAACTGCTGCAGGAGGAAGTGGAGCAATTGCAGGAGGAATCACATCTTACGGTCAGGGCACAGACCCACTGGCAGGTATGACAGTCGGTGCAGCACTGAGCAGTGTGACAACGCCAGCAATGGACTTTGGATACGCAGCACTTCAAAAAATGACTTCTGGATCAGGGGGGGGTGGGACCGTTGGACCCCCATCCACACGCAATGACTACAACCCGAACAATCGAGCACTCCGACAAATTCTTCAGAATCTGGAAGATGACTATGGAGTTGTAGGAGATGCCGCAGTCCAGGCTGCGCGACAGAACATGCAGGACAGGTTCGTCAGTGCAGGACGAGGGCAGGATGCCATGCTGCTGGATCAAGGCAGACGCAACCTGTTGAAAACTGCAGATTCTTTGGTTACGACACCTGGGCCTGCCGCAACACAGGTCAGTGATGCCTTGTATGAACGTCAGGCAGGTCAACGGGATCGCATGATTGGCAGTGCAGAGAAAGGGATGGGAGTCGGAGCAGATCCCGAACTGTTTGCGCAACAGATGAAGGAAACCAGAGATGCACTGTCTCCAAGATACCAGGCAATCCAGAACGACTTGATGCGGAGTCCGGTCTATCAGCAGATTTATGAGAGAGATCCACGGTTTGCCGATGCTCAACGATCTATCCAGCAAAATTATGGACGGGCGGGAGAACCAACGACAGGACCAATCAGAACAGATCAAGGAATCATCCGACCAGGGCCTTACACACTGAGAGAGATTGAGGATACTCGGCAAGGTGTGGGAGATATGATTGACCGAAGACCTGTGGAATCTGGATATGTCTCCGGTGCAGAACGACGATCCTTGTCTAAGAACTACTCACAGATGATGGATGCTGCAGATGTTGACAGTCCTGATTACCAGCAGTTACGACGAGCGGGGTATGACACTCGACTGATGCAAGAACTGAATCTGCAGGGATACACGGAGATCCCCCGAATGCCTCCAGAACGATTGCAGAATTTTGTGGCAGGAAGAACAGAGGCAGAAATGAATGCCATGCGTTCAGGGTTTGTTCAGAAACTGAAGGACCAGATGAACGAGAAGACTGCCATTGCGGGAGACCGAACCAGAGACTGGTCCTCTCCGAACATGCAGAGACGTATTGAGATCCTATTCCCTACTCCTGAGAAGTATGCACAGTTTCAAAGGGAGATGGATGCAGAACGGAGGATGAGTGAATCTGCAGGGTATGTGCTGGGGAACAGTCGAACTGCAGAACGTCTGGCATCTCAGGATGAACTGGGAGGAATGACTAGCCAGGAAGCCATCAGTGCAATGAGGTCAGGTCCTGTGGATATGGCAGCAAAAGGTGTGGATCTGTTGTCCAACTACTTCAAACGCAATAACATGCGGCAGATGTCGGAGCAGTTAGGGCCACGGATGACTGCACAAGGTGAAGATGCCATAGAACAGCAGTTCAGAGACCTGCAAAATTACACAGCACTTCAGAACCAAATGGCTCAAGAACGGGCTAGACGAAATATGTTCTTAGGGGGTGTCGGAGGGATCTACGGTGCAGGACTTCTGGACTAGCAACCTTGTCTTTACTGACCATTTTCAATCTTGCAAAACACTGATATTATAGAAGAAATCATACTTTCTATATGACTTCTAATCAGTAGGTTTCAGGTTCAAGTCCTGATGGGCGCACGCCTCGCGGGGATTTTCGATTTGTCGAGACCTCCCTATTCGCATCATAGGTTTCTCACCAAATTTTCAATCTCCAGAGCATCAGGGTCGAGATACCCCATTGTGGTGGCAAGGTCCTCATGTCGGAGCAACCGTTGGACATGAACGGGACTTGCTCCCTGTCTCAATAATTCCGTTGCCACTCCAGCCCGAAAACCATGCAACGGTTTCGGACCTCTGCAGTCGCACTTGGTCTGCACGAACCTCATGCTGGCAGTCAGTTCGTTCAGATGTGCCCAGTATCGATCCCCATTCCCCTTGTCCAGCACCCAGGTCTCGCCTGTTTTCTCCCACTGATTCCACTCTTGCTGCAGTTTTGGCGACACGGGAACCCAGGCATCTCTGCGTGATTTGACCTGCCAAGTCTCAGTGCTGACGATTTTGATCCGTTTCTCCTCAACCTCTGACCACTTCAGATTCAACAGTTCCCCTCCCCTCATGCCTGTCTGACTCAAGATCCAAATTGCTCTATATAATAAGTGGTATCTGCGTCCTGCAGTCTCTCGGCAGTAGTCCAGCATCCGCTTGATCTGTTCTGCACTGTAGAACTGCGGACGTTTCTTGACGGTTCGCAATGCCTTGAGCGTGACCGGATGCTTCAACAATTCCCGTTCTGCCAACCACTTGACGAATACCCTGACGGATCTGACTGCAGAATTGATGGAGGAATCGGACAAGCCGAGACTGCGGAGGTGATCGTAGAAGGGTTCTTGAACCTTGGAGGAGAGTTGTCCAGTGCGAGGGGGAGCAACGTGCAAAAATCTTTGCAGGTCTAAACGGTAGTGATCGACGGTCTTGGAGTCCCTGGCAGAGGCAACGGAGGCAAGCCACTCCTCCAGCAGGGGTTCCAGATACTGTCCGTGACGTTCCTGCTCCTCAACTAGTCGGTCAAACTTGTCCTTTGCTTTGCGCCAAAGAGTCCCAACTACCTGCTGTCTCTCTTCCTCGGTGAGCTGGTCGTAGTCCTCTTTGCTGATCAGGGTGGGTCTGTGGCGTTTTCCGTCTAGTCGGAAGTTCGCAGTAAAAACACGGTTTGTTTTGTCGTAAACAATGTCTTTGCGGATCATGTTTGATTAAACAAATATCGAATTACACAAACATGGGGGGGGTAACGCTTTTGTAACAATATGTATAAAAGGTAGCTAATGCCTGTAATTACTGACTTGGAGGATCTATATCGTCAAATTGCTTGGTCGATTGATCCATTGTGGTGCGATTGTCGGATTCCATTTTTTTTTGTGTTCATCCTTCAGGACCTCAATCTGTTCTTTTAAGGTCTCTATATACTCCTTTTGAATCTGAATGATCTGATCTTTATCCCTCAGTCTGGATGCATCTGGATTCATGTTATTCGATGAATCTGGTTTCATTTCCCCCTCATAATCGTCTAGCCAATCGCTTGCTAAACCTCGTTCAGCAAGTAACTGCCGAATTTCTAAAAATGGAAAATCACCACGCGAAATTTTCTGGCTAAACCCTGACTTGGTCATATTTAGAGCTTCAGCGATTTCCCTGTCATATTTAAATCCAAGTTTTTTCTTAGTAATTTCAATAAGTTTCTTCATCTGTAACCGTCTTTTAAGGTTGTGGCCCAAAAAGTTTCTTTTCTTAAAAATCTAGGTTTTGCTGATGTTTTCACAACAAACCATAAAAAAAGTGTTGAACAGTTCTTAACTTTTAAGTATCGTTTCATGTGTCGCCAAAAACTGATCAACAGTTTAACAGATTGACTATGCAAATCAACATAAGTTTAGACGAAATTTCAAAAAAAACTGGGGTATCTGTGGATAAACTCCGCAGACTCCGCAAGGCTGGAAAAATCCCTTGTGGATACCAAGTGCACAAACATGCCCCAGTCCTATATACGCAACAGGAATTCACTAAAATTCAAGAAAGTTTATGACCGACATTGAACTTGATGAGATCAAATCTGATCTCAAGGAAATCAAGGAGATGATGCAGATCATCTCCAAACAGGTTGCAGCAGACCAAGAGGTTGCTGCCGTTCGCACTCTCCGCAAGTTGGAGGAGAGTCGCATTTCAAAACAGATCCGCCAGATGTCGGAACTGGCGGACTAACCATAAAGAGGACGCATGAGACTAAACAACTTACCAAATGAATTAATGTCTGGATTCCCAGACTTTGACCGCACTCCCAAAAGTGTCATTGCAGCTATTGCCGTTTCATTTGCTGCTCTGCAATCAGATGGAGACTTTGAAAAAGCAAAAGAACTAATTCGTCAAGAATGGTTCCTTTTACATCAAGGGAGGGTTGTCCCGCAAAAACCACCCAAAGCAAAAAAAATAGAAAAAGCAATCGAGGAATCTTACTGACCCTCACCGGCTTCCCAGTGCCGTGATCTGTGTGCTGTCGTGGTCCCGCCTACACAGGTCTAAAACTGGGCTTCCACTGGGGTGCAGAACCTAATCACCATTGATGGTGTGGACAGTCTGTACGCAGGAACGTGCAACGGTCACTCTGCATCCCATTGGATGAGCCAACCCAATACATGGAGTTTCCAATGTCTCGTGTTGAGTATCTGTTTGATCTGCAGATTGCAGATCGTAAGTCCCGCATTCTCCGTCCCTCCCATCAACTGCTGTTCCGTCGTGCCTATTGGTGGGTGCGTCTTCAATGGATCACACTCAAATGGAAAATCAGACAACAGAAGAAAAACTGAATGCCCGATTTGAGGCATTCAAGGAAGAAACTCGCAGGATGAACAGATCCTACTGGGCATCTGTGCGTCGTGCCCAGGAACGTCTGGAAGAAACGAAACGAAATCAAACCCTGTTGGATGAGTGTCCAAGGTGCGGACGACTGGATCAGCCCAGTCATATTCCAAAATGCCAGACGATCAAACCAGCAGACATCAGCATGGAAGAGAAACTGTCTAGGAGGGACGATGTATTTAATGACGCTACATGGGACTACCAGGCGACCATTGAGTGAACGACTGCGAGAGAGGTTGGACAAGCTGGATTCAAAACCCAGCATGTTGTTCTGTGGGCAGTGCGAAACGCACAAGCCCAACCGTATGCCGTACTGGAAACCAGGCCATGCTCGATGTCGTCACTGTGAAAGGATTAAAGGATGAGCTACCCGCACACGGGGAATCGACAGTGCCGCAACTGTCGACACTACAAGACTGCGGGGAACTTCAGACTGCCCTCCTCTTATATCTGGGGGATGTGTGGAGTGACTGGGGCAGATGAAGCACCCTTGCACTCCTGCGGATTTTGGGAGTGGGACGAAAACAGGAAGGAGAAGAAGGATTGAGCGAGAAGCGATGGAACGCTCCCAGAATCTGTGTGATGTGCGGAATGAAGTACATCCCTTTAGTAGCACGACAAAAAACCTGCGGAGAGATCTGCAGCAGAGAATACAAACTAGAGCAGGAAAAACTGAAGTATCGGTCGGTCAATCCGAAACCGTGCATCGTCTGCAAAGAAATATTCCAGGCAGATCGACGAGCAAAAACCTGCAGTGAGGAATGCAGTCGCAAATGGCGGAACAGAAGGATTGGGAGAAAGTATCCACCCAAGAATTGTGTCGTCTGCAAGAAGGAATTTTACGGCAGTCCTCGCGCAATCACCTGCAGTGCTGAGTGCAGTTATCAGTCGAAGTTAGAGAGAGCAAGGTTGGGGTTGTATCTAAAAGATCGACCTCCGAAACCTTGCGAAACCTGCGGAACGATCTTTAAACCCAAGACACTATCCCATCGATTCTGTGGTCGAAAATGCTGGGAATCGAACCCCAGAAAACCTCCCCAGATTGTGGCCTGTCTGCAATGTGGAAGTGACTATACGAAGATCAAAAGCCACCAGAAATACTGCTCTCCCGATTGTTTTGAGGAAGCAAGAAAGGAGAGAGCACAGCGAACTAATTGGAAAGTCCGTGGGGTTCCAGAGAAGAAGGTGGTGAAGTGCAAGTCCTGCAACTTCCATTTTGAACAGAAGCACTCCCGCCACGTCTACTGTTCCGCAAGTTGTAATTCGGATGCCCAGCGAGAACGAGGACGACTGGCAACCCAGAATTCTCCGATTCGACCAAAGAAGTGTCTGCACTGCAAAGGGGAGTTCAAACCCAGAACTCGGAAGTCGATGGCAAAATTCTGCAGCCATGCTTGCCGAGGTGGGTATCAGGTAGGAAAGAGGCAGGAGAAGATTGACGAGCTCGAGAAGGAACAGAAGAACTTGGTTGAGCTGCAGAAAAAATGGGACGACTCATCGATTGAGATCCGAGATTGTCCTCCAGACACGGCATATGCCAAGGAGATCTGGGCCTATCTGAAGAAGGGGAAGACGATCACTCGGTACCTGCACCCGATTTGGGCAGTAGGCTCGACCATCAATGAGGAGGAAGAGGAACTGATTGAATTAGAAATTTAACGGTGCTGGGCAAAGTGGTTAGGGGAGTCCTCCCAAAATAAAATCCCCGCATTCATGTGCCACCTAATCAATACGGGGGTTTTTATAGTTTTCTCCCCCTACGATCTCAGCACCTCCTAACCCCACTGATCTGCATCAGGCCCATCCTGTGGGTCTGGTAGAGACCAGTGAAAAGACTGCAAATCGAGAGATGAAATCACGCTATATATCTCTCCAGCATTTTGCTGTCGTGCGCAGGAAATCTGTGAGGCTCAAGACAGACGGGTTTCTTTGAGGTTCTGCAGTCCAAACTGATGCGGCTTACTTCGGACTTAGGCTCAAGGTGCTGGTCTCTGTTTCAACTGTTTTGGTGAATCATGCGAATTCAATCCATGTGGTCTCCTGAACGGGGATGGCTCTGGTGGAGTCCACGAAAAAACGATTACACGATTCCGCACCTCAAGGATGGCAAGGTCTGGAATCACAATCAAAAAAGGTACGAAATGCTGGAATACATCACAATGGGGAGGATGGACCTACCCTGGAAAGTTTTGATTCATGGACCACCAGGTGCGGGGAAGACCACACTGGCAAGCACCTTCCCCAATCCTGTCTTTGCAGACATGGAAGGATCTTCTGAGCGTTATGATGTTGCTCGGATTGATCTGAGGGATGTCCCGTTTGAGGTGCTTGATCCGAAGACCAAGAATCCAATCACACCAAAGCAAGATCCTGCCGTTTCTTCTGTCATGAACTTCTTGCGGACCCTGGCATCTCCCAAATCCAAACATGAATACAAGAGTCTGATCATTGACACCCTGGACTGGCTGGAACCAAAGATCTGGGAGCATACCTGTCAAAAGATGGGGATTGCCTCAATGGAGACCTTGAACTACGGCAAAGCCTATGTTGAGGCAGACAAGGAATATGATGCCTTTCAGGGTGCCTTAAATTATTTGATGACTGCCAAACAGATGAACATTGTGGTCCTTGCCCATACGAAGACGAAGATTACACAGGACAAGGACATGAATGAGATGCAACGGCATGACATCAAACTGCAGAATCGGGCATCTGCCAAGTTCGTTGAATGGGCCGAGGTCATTGGGTTTTTGACCTATGACACCTTCCTGTCGAAGAAGAATGGGAAGGAAACCGCAAAGCATACCGGAGACCGAATCCTGATTGTGCAGGAGGACGGACAGTATGTGGCAAAGAACCGATTCGGGTATCAGGGGGAACCCATCAAACCAGTAGATTACGACACACTCCGAGGAAAACTCTATGGCTAAATCATTATTCAATGCTGCAAATCATGAGATCAGTGAACGGGTTCTGAAGTCAGGGAACTACCTTGCCAAGATCACCAGTATTGAAGATCAGGAGAAGGGCAGAGGGAATCAGTTTGTACTCAAGTTCCTTGCCCCAGAGGGTCAGATCCGCCAGGGGTTCTGGTATGACCATGAGGTCGAAGCTGCAGAAAGAATTGGAAAGAATGATCTGAAACGAATCTGTATCTACACAGGCAATCGAGACATTGATCTGCAGGAAGACCCCAGAACCTGGGAACCTCTGAAGGACAAACCGATTGCCATTGCGGTGCGGAGACAGAAGGACAAGGAAGGGAACTGGGGAACGTACACCAAGGATGGGGTTACCTATGACTCGTATGAGATTCAATTCTTTGCCTCTTCCAAGGAAGAGTTGCCGAGTTATGACCCTGATTTTGATGAGGAGGAGGATGAAGAGGATGATGCTCCTGCTGTCAAAACTCAGACACCGGATGTCGATCAAATCATGAAAAACGTTTCCAGAGGAGGCAATCATGAGCCAGCAGGATTCCACGCAGATCCACCAGCCGGAGCACCGAACCCAAAGAAAGAACCCGAAGTCGAAGATGATGTACCGTTCTGACCATCGGATTACTCGCTTTGAAGGAGTCACCGATACCCTGAGTGTGTCGGATGAAACCCTCTGCAGTTTTGTGGAGATCGTCCGGTCAGGTAGTTTTAAGGACAGCAGAGGGGTTCCGCAACGGTTTGGGAAGAAGATCATCAAACTGCGGGGGTATCTGGAGTCTGGGGAGAAGAAGACCTACGACACCAACAAGAAGAAACTGCTGGGGGTGACTTTGACCGGAGTCTTCCGTGAAGGAAGGCATGACCGCGACCTGACCGACTACTCTGGTCTGGTGCATGTTGATCTGGACAAGCTGACCGTGGAACAGGTGCAGTCGTACCGAGAGATTCTTGAGAAAGATCCCTTTGTCCTGGTGGTCTTTGTCAGTGCATCAGGGAGAGGGTTGAAGGTGATCTGCTGGCATCCTCTGGGGTCAGAGTATCATGAACAGGTGTACTGGATCTTCCGCAGTCATGTCCAGCAGTTGGTGACATGTCACGATGAGGCCATTGATGATTCAGTACGGAACCTCTCCCGTCTGTGCTTTGTCTCCCACGATCCCAGTGCCTACCTGAACCTGGAGGCATCTCCGATTGTTTCTACAGTTGAGGATCTGGGAGAGATGGACTTCCGTGACATGTCACAGAAGGAGGAGGAGAACCCTGAACCTCCGAAACCGGAAAAGAAGTCCAAGTCTCTCTTTGATGCTTCCAGACATACGATCTTTGATGATGGGAAGTCTTATGAGAAGTATGGTGCTGCTGTCCTTGATGCTGCCTGTGACATGATCCGTGCTGCGGCACCAGGGCAGAAACATCAGACCCGTCTGTATCGGGCAAGGACAGTGGCTGGATTTGTCTCTGGGGGATACATCGAGGAGTCCGTTGCCTTACAGAGACTGATCTCTGCAGCTCTCGACAATACTGATGACCCCAGACTCGCAGAGAAGGACATTCGGGATGGGTTTGAACATGGGAAACGAGAACCTCTGGAAGTTCCTGATCCTGATCCGCAGTTCTTTAGTGGAGGATTTGGCAAAGGTGGGGAAGAAGGTCCAAAGGTCCGACAGGCTGATCCAGACATGGATGAGAAACTGAAGAAGGTTAAAGGGGTTGCTGAAGAGTTTGCCGAGGGTTCTGCAGAAGGTGAGGAGAAATTCAAACGCAAGAATCCCTTCATTCTGTTAAGGGACTTCCTTACGGATGTGCGGCCTCCTCAGTATCTGGTGCAGGGGGTTCTGGAAGCCAATTCCTTTGTGACCTTGATTGGAGAACCTGCTTCTGGGAAGTCCTTCCTTGCCATCGATTGGGCCTGCTGTATTGCTTCAGGACATGACTGGCATGGAAGAACTGTCAAGCAGGGTTCTGTGATCTACATGGCAGGAGAAGGTCAGGATAATATGAAGAGTCGATTTTTCGCCTGGAGAGATCGGTTTGGCAAGAACCCACTGGATCAAATCCTGATGCGTTTGGATAGTCCTATTCTGAACAATCAGGAAGTTGTGCAACAAACCTATGAGGATCTGCAGGAAGCCATTGAAGTCACCGGACCACCAAAACTGATCGTGATTGATACCCTGGCACGACACTACGGGGGAGATGAGAACGATACCCAACAGATGAATCGGTTCGTCAACTGCCTGCAGGTCCTGCGTTACGAATACCAGTGCTCTGTGCTGATTGTTCACCATGTGGGGAAAGATAAAACCAAGGGAGGTCGAGGATCTTCTGTCCTGCATGGTGCTGTCGATGCCTCCTATATGACAGAACGCACCAATGATCTCAATGATCCCAATGCTCCCACCAAACAATTCCGACTGAAGAACATTAAGATGAAGGATGGAACGGCACCGAAAGATCAGTTTCTGGATCTGATGGGGTCCAAGGTTCATCGTCTGGATGGTCATCCTCTGTATTATGATGATGGGGTGACTCCTGTTACAAGTTGTTACCTTTTACCGAATGAGGAAGCTGCAGAAAGTTTTGAGGGGTTTGAGGCTGGAGGGAGTTCACAGGGAAAGAAACCGAAGGAGATTGAGATCAAGGCGTTTGAGGCATTTTTAGAACTGTGGGAAAAAGGGAAGGAAAACCTATTAGAATCCGGTGGAAGTCTGCAAGATTTAACGGTTGATCCAGAGGACTGGTCGAGCAAATGTAAATCACCAAAATATAATTTATCTCGGTTTAATGTGAGTGATATTCGGAACAATAAACGAAGCGCATTTAATTACTTTCATTCTAAGGTAATTGTGGATAGAAAGCATATGATTTTGAAGGAAACTAATGAGGTGTAGGCGTGTAGGCGAGTGTAGGCGGCCTACATCGGCCTACATCGGTTCAAGTGTAGGCGAGAGTGTAGGCGCGGATGGCCTTCTGGAAGAAGAGGCCAACCGCCTACATCTCGACTCACAGAACTTGGGACATTTTTCCATTCAGGATGAAGGAGAACAGGAAAATGATTGAAAAAGGGATGAAGCATAACGAGATCATCAATGTCATTGCTGGAGCATTTGAAGATCATTTTGTTGTAGAAACGAATGTCCAGGGTTGGTCGCACTATCGAGGTAGTCGTGTTAGTTGTCGTGCAGATTTGATGTTGTATGATCGTGCAAATGGTTTTCTGTTTGGTGTTGAAGTGAAAAATTTTTATACGTTCAATCGAGAATGGATGAAGGAAGCAATTGAACAGATGATGAGTTACAACAATGCGGCTTTTAAGATGCCAAACCATCTGAACCGTCCTCTGCATCCTCATGCCTTCTTTCTGGCCTCACCACTGACGAACTACTGGACTAATACCAATTTAGATGATCCGCAGAGTACCTGGTTCTCTCCACTGGAACTGCTGCCTGGGGGTTTGGGTCTACTGCAGATGAAAAGTATTGTTTTGGACCCAGAGAAACCTGCCAAGACACTGCTGGATCTGCGGCTGATGAGTGACGAGCAAATCTGGAGCAGCAAGCTGGGGTATCATGTCAATGTCGATGATCTGCTGAGTCCGCAAGTGGGATCACAGAAGGTCATGCATGAGGCAGTAGGGATGAAACTGGAGGGGGATGAATATCGGAAGAATACCTCTCTGAGTTCTCAGAATCGTTGTGAGAAGGTTTTTAAGTGATGGTTGGTGGTTCGGTATGGGTGGGTTTGAAAAATGCCGATAATTTGGATTATATTGATTATTGATATATTGGAGATGTTATGTCGTCAGATGATGTGTTTTCAGCAAGAGATGCGTTGAATGTTTTGCAGTCCATGAAGAAGATGCAAGATGATACATTGCCCAAACTTATACCCTATAATCATTTGTTCCCACAATGTCTGTTTTGCAAGTTTTGGAAACGTGGACTCAAGCAATTGGAGAATCCTACAGATATGGAACTCAATCGATTAGGTCAATGTCGTAGACATGCGCCCACTGCAAGTGTTGTCGGTAATCTTGACATGGAGCAAAGAGATCATTCTTTGTCTTTGTTCCCAATCACGAAGGATGTCCATTGGTGTGGGGAGTTTGAGAGAGGATTCCATGTACGACATATCAAAGCCAAAGATGATTTTGATCATCGCATTAGAGAAGAATAATGACTGCACCCAAGAAATCTAACCGGAAATATTCTGATGAGGATGTCGAAGCCTTCTGTAATCACATTGCCGATGGCAAGAGTCTTCAGGAGACTGCAGATCTCTATGGCATGACGAGGTATGCACTCTACCAAGTGCTGAACCGGAATCATCAGGAACGTTATATGTCTGCTCTCAACGAGAGGGCAATGCGCCACGCAGAACACATTGAGTATCTTGCCAAAGAGTGTGAACAGGGACGGATTGATCCCAGAGCTGCAGATGTTTCGATCCGTGCCAGACAGTGGATCTGTGCAAAGTATCATCCTGAGTTCCTTGCCGAGCGAATGAAGAAGGATGTGAGTGTGGAACACTCGATGAGGAAGGAACACTTGGACACCATGAAGAAGATTGCCAAGAGAAAAGCGGAGATTGAACACAAGTCTGAGCAGATGCCCAAGGATTGAGCAGATGCCCGTTAACATTACGCACACCTGATCATACGCACATGCTCGACATTAAAACTATTATTTATCTGACAATGATTCCTGTCACAAAACCTAGTGTTTTGATTGATTCCTCGCTAGACCAGTAAACATGGGGGTGTGAATGTTTACTAATTATAAAAGTATACATTGGGACGGGCCAGAGCGCAATTTTCGCAGACCCCCCCAGGGGTGGTCGAACCGAGGGGGTGGTGCGTGGGCGCACCCCTCCACTTCTCCACCCGATTCTCAGAACCCCCCGTACCCCCTAGAACCTAGAACGGCACCCCCATGCTAAAAATTTTTAAAATTTCCCCAGTTGCCAAACCCAGGATGACCCGCAGAGATGTCTGGGCCAAGCGGAAGGTCGTCATCCGGTACCGTGAGTTCTGTGATGAACTGCGGAGTCAGGCAGAGGGTTGGGAACTACCGGATGCTTTCCGTGCGAGGTTCATCGTGCCAATGCCCAGCAGTTGGTGCAAGAAGAAGAGACTGCAGAAGGTTTCAACCCCGCACCAACAGAGGCCCGATGCAGACAATTTGTGCAAGGCCTTGATGGACGCACTGCTGAAGGAGGACTCAACGGTCTGGAAACTGGAGATTGAGAAGATCTGGGGAGAGGAAGGTGCAATCATCATTGACGATCTACGAGACCAATAATGCAGCTCTCTGAACTGATCCTAACCTACGAACGGCATCCAGACCTGTTTGTCGAGGACCTGCTGGGCGTGACTCCCCAGGACTGGCAGAGGGAAGTGATGTCTGCAGTGGCAAAGGGACAGCGGAGGTGCAGCATCCGCTCTGGGCATGGAGTCGGAAAATCATCCTGTGCCAGTTGGTTGATGATCTGGTTTCTCCTGACGAGGTATCCGGTCAAGGTGGTGGTCACAGCACCAACAGCCTCCCAGTTGTTCGATGCCCTGTTTGCAGAGTGCAAGAGATGGATCAAGGAACTCCCCACCCCAATCAAAT